GCTCGGTGTCGCGCCACGACAGCAGGATGCGCGAGATCAGGCGATATCGATACGCGACCAGCCGCGTGTTGCTGCCGGCTGACGTGGTCGCATCGGTGCGCTCCACGGTGTCCAGCAGCGTGTACAGCAGCGGCGGCGCCTGGACGGCCCGGGGCTCGTACGGCAGCGTCGCCGTGATGCCTGGCATGCTGCCGTAGATCGTGTGCAGGTTGCTGACAATGTCCTCGAGACGATAGCTCACCGGCCACCTACGATCTTCTGTCCGGCCTTGTCGATCTCATCGCGGATCGGCTCCTGCGCACGCGACAACGCCCACTCGAGGAACGGCTTGCGGCGATGGACCCACTTGGCGTACACAACGTTCGTGCCGACGATGCCGCGCTGGCGCGTCAGCTCCACGCGCGACGTGATCGATCGCCGCAGGTTGCCGGTCATCACCGGCGTGTACTCGCCGAGCGTCATGTCGCGGAACACGCGGCCGCCCATGCGGATCGGACGTGGTCGCGGGCCACGCGGCCCCGGCTTCTTCGTCTCCGCCAGCACCAGCGCCGTGGCCCGCGTGATCAGCGAGTCGAGGATCTTCTGGGCGCGCTCCGGATCGAGTCGCTGCAGCAGCTTCTCGAGCCCGTCAATGTCGATGCGCGTGGTCATGTCACCACCTCACGCCACTGCATCCGCGCGCGCTGGATCACCATGCGCTGCGTGGCGTTCAGGCCGCCGATGTATGTCACGGCGCCAGCGCCCTCGACGCCCTGCGTCTCGCTGTAGAGCCCGCGATCGCGCTGTCTCCACATGTTGACGGCGAGCTCGAGCGCAACCTGCTGCACGTCGGCTGGCGCTGCACCGTAGCCGTACACCGCCGTGACGCGGTAGACGCGCGACGCCGGCCAGCGGTACTCGGTGCCGGCAGCGATGACGTAGCCGTCTTCTTGGACCCAGTCGTCCGTGCTGATCGTCGTGCCCGTCGTGCTGGTCAGGGTATCGACCTCGACCACGCTGGTCACGCTGCCGTGCTGGTGCGCCGGCAGTCGGAAGTACGTCGTGCGGTAGGGCTCGGTGCGGATGTTGCGCGCCGTCGCAGCGCCGTACGCGGCGTAGGCCACGGGCAGCAGCGCGGCTTCGACCATCGCGCAGGCCCGGTCGAGGATGTCCTGCAGCAGCGCATCGAGCGCCACCGCGACCGTCACCGACGGCGTGGTGCCGCCCGTGAGGCTGTTGGTGCCGAGGCTCAGCGGCGATGCGATCCGCGCCGAGCGCGCGGACCACACCACCAGATATGGGCCGCCCGCCGAGCCGTACACCGTCACCGGTGCGGCGTCGCCGGACGTCGCGGCCACTGTCGTGATCGCCGCCTGCACCGTCGCCGGCGTGGCGTTGTATGCGATCGCCACCGTGGCCGTGCCCTGGTAGACCAGCGTGTACGTGCCGCCCGTCGGCGCCCCGGTGACCGTGACGCGCTGCGCGGCGCGATCCGGCACCTGGTCGAGATACTCGCGCAGATCCGTCACGGTCAGTCCGAGTGCCATCGCTAGTACTCCACGATCGTCACGCCCAGGACGTGCGTCGATGATGCCACGCGCCCGTACAGCGTCTCGCCCGGCGGCAGATCGAGTGTGATCTCCGTCTTCTTGGACGACGGGATGATGTATCCCGTGCCCGCCACGACGGTCGACGGCCCGAGCGTGATGTCCTGGCCGCCGCTGTCACTGTACAGGTACAGCCGACAGCCGTTGCTGGTGGACGTGTGGATCGCGGTCGCGTCCGTCGTGATCGTGACGTTCTTGGACAGAATGAATGGCATCGCGCCCTCCGTCAGATCACCGACCACACGATGTAGGCGTTGCCGACCAGGCCCGCCGACGCGCCGCTCGCCACCGAGCCGGTGACAAACTGCGTGCTGGTGACCTTGCGCGACATCGATCCGTTGGTGCCGGCGTTCGTCGCGCTGTTCAACACCTTCGCCGCCGTCGCCAGGCTGGCGCCGTCGATCAGTGTGTCGTTCAGCGTCGTGGCGTTCGCGGCCACACCGACATCGATGGTGCAGGCGCCGGTCGTGTTCGTCGTGACATCGAGGTGCACGCTGTGGACGAGGATCGCGGCGCCTGCCGGATTCGCCCAGGCGAACACACCGCCCGCCGTGTCGACAGCGGCCAGCGCGACCTTCGTCACGCGTGGTACGCCGACCGTCGCCGTCGCCGCGATCGTCATCGTGCCGTTGACGGTCAGCGTACCGTCAACGACCCACGACGCACCGCCCTGCTCGCTGTAGTTGCTGCTGTTGTAGGTCATGATCAGACCTCCGCCGGGCTCACCACCTCAGCCGCCGCTGCCGTGGTCGAGCTCGCTGCAGACGGCGCCAGCCGCGGGCCGTACCGGATTGCCAGGATCTCGCCGAACGCGATGTTGGCGACCGTCGATGTGCGCACGCCCTGCACCCACCGCTCGCGCGGCTGGCGCACATCGACGATCAGGATCTTGCCGTTGATGTCGTCGTTCACCGCGCACGTCACTGCAGCCGACGCGCCAGTCAGCGCAGTCATGCCGGTGTCGCTGTCCGACGTATTCTGCTCGACCTTCAGCGTCGCCACGCCGGTTGCCGCGCTGTCGGTGATCGTGGTGATGAACACCACGCCGTCCCAGCCCGACATGTCCAGCCGCGTGCTGTTGCTGTCCGTGCTGCTGGAGTTCGACACCGCGGCGCCGACGTAGTCGATCGCGACGTTTTCGTTGAGCTGTCCGATGTGTGGCATTGTTTCCTCCTCAGGCCAGCTTCAGACGCTGGAACGCCTCGGCGAGCACCGGCTGGCCGTCGAGGTATGTCCTGCCGATATACCCGATTTGGTCGGTCGAACTGTAGATTTCGGTCAGGATTTGCATCTCGTAACGGCCCGTCTCGGCGATGTAGTAGTACGAGAAGTCGCCGATGATCGCGACGTACAACCCAGTCGTGTAGGTGTTCGGCGCGTACTCGCTGACCAGATACGGCACGTCGCAGATGGTCGGTGGCAGGCCCTGCGTGATGCCGCCGCCCGGTCCAAGCCCTGGCGACCACAGGTAGTTGCCGTTGCCGTCCTTCAACTTGCGAACCCGCGCGATGGTGTCGCGATGCATGACCCAGCGCGTCGACGGCCGCGACCAGTACGCTGCCTTCAACGCGTGCTTGGTGTCGAGGAGGTTGTCGGCGGTGAACGACGTGGCCGCGCTGGCCGTGGTGTCGCGGCTCGTCGGGATGCCCTGCGCGCTGGCGGTGAACACGCCGAGCGGCACGCCGGCAGCGCCCGAGCCGGTCATGAAGGCCTTCTCCTCGGTGATGCCGAACTTGTAGGCCAGGCGTGACTGGACCCACTGCTCGATGTTGATCCGCGACTGGTTCACCAGTGTGCGGCTGATCTTGACCTGCTTGGACAAGCGCGACGGTCGCAGTGTGCGCAGGCCAGTCGCCATGCTGGTGTCGGTGGTGACGCTGGCGATCTCGGTTAACCAATCGGCATCTGCCGGATCGGTATCCCAGGTGGGGGCAATGAGCTCAGTACCGACGTCCATCGGGATGACCGTGGCCAGCCGTCGCAGGTAGACCTCGTCATCGATGAACTTGATAATGCCCTGCGCCAGCACTGCCGGAGCGACGAGATACCCGCCCTGGGCATCGACACCGGCGCTGAGATCCTTGCGCTCGGCAGCAGACAACTGCGCGCCCTTGAACCAGTTGCGCAGCAGGCTCAGCTGTCGCTCTTCGGTCGCGCTGCGTGCCTCGATGCCGCCAATGCCCAGCCGCGAGGTCGGTGCCTCGATGTCCGCGACGATGCCGGCTGCGCGCTCGCCGCGCTCGAGCCGCTTCGCCTCGGCGATCCGCGCATCGAATTGTTCCATGATCACGTCGTACTGCGCCGACTGCTCAGCGCTCATGCCGTTCGGCGATGCCTCGAGCAATGCCCGTGCCCGACCGTACAGCTCCGTGGCCTCGTTGTAGAGGCGCTGTGTGTCCGCCATGGTTATGATCCTCCCTTGTGCAGCAGCGCCAGCGCGGCTGCTGCAGCGCGCAGTTGCCGTGACCGATCGACCGGGACAGCGAGTGCTACTCGAGCGGCGCGCTCCTCGTCGGGATCAGGCTGGGCTATCAGGCGCACGCTGGTCGCGCCTAACTCGATCGCCGCCTCGGCGATGCTGTTGATCAGTTGTGTGTCGCGCGTGCTGTGCCGCGCGCCGGCCTTCATCGCCGCCTTCAGCGCTGCAAGCAGCGTCGCGATCGGCAGCCGGCCATGAGCCTTCGCCGCGACGGTGGCGCTGTTCGCGCCGAACAACACGTCGCTGGTCTCGTAGAGCTTGAGCTCGCGCAGGTTGCGGATGACGCCGATAGGGGAATCCGCAGACTCCATAAAGTCGTACCGGATCGCATCGAAGGCGAACGACATCTCGAGCGGCACGCCGCCGCGGATCGCCGCCAGTACCTCGTTGCCGCGTGGCGTGTCGAGGTAGGTCCGCGTGACCTCCGCGCCGCCCGTGGCCGTCGGCGCGCGCAGCAGGACCTCCGCCGGCAGCGCCTGGCGCGGCACCTCGCGGATCGACTCGATCATCGCGATCGGCGGCGCGTCCATGTCGTGCTGCCAGAGGTGCAGGATGCGCGTGCCGCGCTCGCGCAAGGTTTTCTCCATCGCGCCGTTGTGGATGACGTCGGCGTAGCTGTCCATGTTCCCGAACACTGAGAACACGCCGGTCACCGTGCGATCCGACACGCCGCTGGGCGCGATCACCACCGCCTTGCGCTCGTGGCGTGGCGCTGCTGCTGTTCGTTCTTCGCTTGCCACCTGCTCCTCCGCCCAGCGCTGTGCGCGCTCTGACTGCCGCCGCGTGCCGCCGCCCCACAGCGCGTGCGCCACGACGCCCGGCGACGGGTAGTCATCGTGGCTGGGGTTCGCTGCCGGCGCGTCGAGGTCCGTCATGTGCCGCGCGAACCACGCAGCCATGCGCACGGCCTTGTCTTCGCTCACGAAGCCGCCGGCCATGGCCCGCGCTTCGCGCACGGTCTGCGCCGTCACGCCGTCGCCCGCCAGGCCCTCGCTGTACCACTCCAAGCCCCGGGCCGCGTTGCCGCGCAGCCAACCTGGCGCGTCGTATTTTGTCTCGCGCATCGCTGGCAGCGTTTTTGAGCGGTCGCTGCTGTCGTCTTCTTCGTCGTCCAGCATCTGCGCCACGTAGCCGTCGATGATCTCTCGCGCTTCGTTGACCACATCCTCGCTGAGGTCGGCAGTCTGCGGCAGTCGCGACGCGGCAGCGCGCAGGCCGCTGCTCAGCACCGTCAGCTCCCCGGCCACCACGTCGGCGATGCCGAGCTTATAGCTGCCGCGTAGCTCCGGACGCTCGTCGTCGTACACGAGGAACGCCTGCCGCGCCAGCTCGACGTCCGGCTCGTCGCTGTCGAACATGGCGAGCTCGAACACGCGCGCAGCAGCAGCCGCGCCGTCCCACGGCAGATCATCGTTGAGTGGCAGATCGCGCGACGCGCCGATTACCCAAGCCATGGCTCACCCCCTCGGCCACAGTATAGCATTAGTACACGACGCCGGCCCCGGGGTCGCGGGCGTTCAGATAGGCGACCAGCTCCGGCACCCCGGATAGCGCGAAGCCCATCTCCTCCGACAGGGCAACCAATCGCTCGATGAACGGATACGGCGTGTATGCCGTGGTGGCACTGAGCACGTTCAATACCGGATCCGTCAACGCCTCTATCATGGCGATATACGCCTCGCTGATGACCGGCTCCTCGTAGTCCGACGACCACGTATTGGCATCCGCGTCGTAGTACACGTTCACGTCGTCTTCGCCGTCCGACCACGTCAACGTCAATGGTGGCGCCGTCATTGATAGCTCTCCGGATCTGCTAGCACGTCAATACACAATTTGACCCACTCGGGATCTTCGCGCAGAAAGTTTGTGGCGCGCTCGGCGGGTGTCGCGTAGAAGTAGTTGGCAAACATCGATAGTACCTCGGTGCCGATGCCGCCGTAGTCTTTGCCAATGTAATAGGCGGCAAATTGATCCGGACGCGTTACCTCGGTATCTTTGTAATTGGGATTACCAGTCAAAACGCTTAGCTTCTCGAGCTGGGATCCGGGTTGCCCGGGTGCCGTGCGACCGCGATACCACGCGGCGATGACCTCGGTGATGCGTGGGTTGTTGGTCTCGATCGTATGGAGGGTCTCGTGCATGATGACCAGCTCGTCGTTCAATGCATGAATGTTGATAGAGCTTCGATTACGAGCGTTTAGTAATTCCCACTTACCGGTTGCGCGGTTTTGGCCCATTCCCAAGTCGGCGTACGCACGGATATAGCCAGCGGCGATGTTGACCGTGAGCGCCTGCCCGGTTTGGAAGCCGACCTGCACGGGATTGCCAGCGGCACTCACCGTCGGCATCAATGAATCCAGCACGCGGATCACCCGATCAACCCGCGTAGTCACCTGTTCGATGTCGCCAGGTGGTACGCCGGTTTTGGCACTAATGATGACTTGGCTCGGCTTGTCGCCCGTCACCTGCGCATACGGGTTGCGCCGTTGAACCGCCTCGGAGTATTGCCGCTCCAGGCTTTTGAGTGACGATCCGATTGCCGCGATACTTTCATTGCCGTATTTCACATCGGCTTCGAGTGCCAACCGCTCAGGCGATCCCTTGCGTAGGCGTTTCAACCGTTGCGCCGCCTTGTTGACCTCGTCCTGTCGCGTCTTCAATCGCTCCTCGGTGCGTTGAATGGTGTCCTGAAAATACTTCACCGTCTCGGCATACGGCGCTTGCGGGTCAATCAATGCGGCATACAATTGCTCGGCCTGCTGCGACGGCACGTAGTCCAGCGTACCGTCG